ATCCGGTCGCTTTCCTTGTTACCTGCCGCGCTCAATAAACCATTGAAGATCTCTGTCCCGTCTGCGAGGACAATTCGAAACGGATCACCACTCTCTAACGCATAGAGTGCGCCCTCTCTGTTAAGTCCGTCTGCGTCAGTGACGCTTAGAACTAGATCCCAACCGCCAGAACACCAGCCCGCATACCCTGCAGCAGGAGCGCAACTGTGGCCATCAAATTCCCACCGAAAGAAATCAGGTGACTCCGTGTTGGGCTCGTAGTCGCCACCCGGTAGTCCTGAACCATCCTCAACGGATTGCGGAGCGGTTAAGGCCTGCGTCGGGATCTCGACCGTGGCCTCCGTGTAGCGAGCGAGCCCACGAGTGAACCGGAAGTCGTTCACGCCTTTGCAGTTGTACCCAAAGATGATCTGGTTCTCTTCCGTGTCTGAACCGATCGAAACGCTACTGTTCATGGACAGTTTTCTCTGCCCGTTGAAGTACATCGAGAACGTGTTGCCATGCCTCACCATGGCGATGTGCTGCCATTCGTTGGCGACCAGCGCATTCACCCCGCTCGTGTTCTGAATCACGCTCCCGTTGTTGGAGATGCTCAGCTTCGCCAGGCTCTGGCTGTTGTTGTCGTTCTCGATCCTGACCGTGTAAAAGGGACTGCTGTAGCCATTGATGGATAGGATTTTGGTGTAGGACGACCAGTCCGCCGCGTCGTAATAGAACCAGCCCTCAACCGTCCAATCGACGTTTCCGAGCTTGTCGCCCATGCTGTAAACGATCGGGCCCAGGTCTGATGTCGTCTGGATTGCAGAGGTGCCCCACTTTGAGAGCGCAGTCGTCGCGCCAGATCCTGTCGCCGTAGTGCTGGCACCATCGGCAAGGTTCGGATAAACCGTCGTGCCATCTTGGAGTCCGTCTCCGGTGACAAGGGCCTCAGTGATGCCCCAGTACGGGTCGTCAGTCAATTGACTGTTCAGGGTCTTCGGCACCCAGGTCTGTGTGGCCTCGTTCCATGCCAGAACCTGCTCATCTTGCACGGACGCGGCATCAACATCCGCTAAGTCCGGCACGCTTAAGTCGTCGGCTCCAGCGCCCATCACGACGATGTTGCCGTCTGAGTCCTTGGTATAGATTTTGCGGTCGGTGATGTTTGTCGCTATTTCGCCAACATCTAGTTGGGCTGATGTTGGAGCAAGCCCCTCTGTTTCTGTCCTGAGCGGAATGATTTTGGCATTTAAGTCAGCCATCAGAATGTGCCTCCAACAACGCGGTCAAATTCAGTGTCTACGTCGACAGCAATATCGACTTCGTCTCTGGCAAACATAAAAGCGGCTCCCGCATCATCTAGCGCATAAAGTTTTTTATCCGCCATGTTTAAATACAACTCACCCGCCGAGAGTGTGCCAATCGAAGGGACCACACCGGCAGTCGACGTTCTGGCAACCCGAGGGGCTATCCCACCATTCCCGTCTATTTTTGTTCTCCTCCAGTCGGCATCGTTAACGCTCCACCCAAGAACGTCATCCTGATCAGGAGTTGAATTATCGCTAGTTACATCTGTAAAGTCGCCGATGGAATTCGTCGTGACATTATAAGAGGGCGCACTGCCTGGCTCCCAAACTTCTAACACGCTATTCCAGATAAGCGCTTGGCCGTTTGTTGCTGATGTCGCATCAACATCAGATAACATTGAGATAGTACCAAATACTAGCTGCAGGTCTGATGTTACTAAAGGTTCAACTGGGAATGGAACGGTATCTTCACCCCGCAGATAGGGCACCCACGAACTAGTCACCCTAAAATCATCTATCAATGCCGTTAAGTATGACGTTGTTGATGTAGGATTTATCTGTTGATGTCCACCTATAGCCCAGCCATCCTCCATCTCCCAGGAGGTGTTGCGAACCATCTCATCAGCAATTGCTCCATTAGTAAATAATCGGATTTCACCAGCGCCCTCATGCACTAAATAAACGTGATTCCACTGATTAAATATTAAATCACCTTCCATTTCATATGAATGGTTTGATTCGTGGCTTAAAGTCCCAAAATCAACAAATAGTTTATTTCGAGCGTTTTGCTTTAGGCCAATATGCAATCCAGCAGGCGTTGAATTGCTCGCGGCTGTATTAGGACAGAGGATTAATTCCATATCACCATCACCTAGATCTGTGCTATCTATTCTTATGAGAAACTCAATTGACCAAAGTTTCTCTTGGCTCATTATATTGGGCGCACCTTTAGAATCTGACCATCTGATTTGATCCTGGTTTACCTTTGTGAATCTAATGCTCTGATTTAATGCAAACTCTGAATCGTTGACCGGGTTGGGATTACTGCTAATAGAAACATCTATATCCCAGTTGTACGCAGCCTCAGTTAAGCTATTGCCATCTAACAGGAACAAGGCCACATAGTCGGTTTGGCTTCTTATTATCTGCTGCTTTACCTGCCCAAAGCTGGGGATAGTCGCATTGACTAAGGGAGGATTGACCACATAGGCCATACCCTCAGCAGCCTGCACATCAATTTGATCATCACCAACTCTTACGAATGAATCCGTTGAAGAATTGGTCGCGTTGTAAAGAATTGGAGAGCCTGAATGTGATATTGACCATCCTATTCTTGTTTCACTAGAGCTTGAAATCTTGAGATTAATACCGCCACCTACATGGTGCGGTCGGCTTGTGAGGAATTGACCCACTTCAAAACTGAGTGATCCGTCATTAGTTGATGCATCAGTATTTTGGGCCAGAGTGATGTCGACTAGATCACCAATAGAAGATGCTGAGATGTCAGCGGCAACACTCGCCGCTGCACGCCATTCACCATTGAGATAAGTCAGCGCGTAACCGCTCTGCTTTCCACTCGTGTCGACGTTGCCGAGTTCCTCAAGGCTGTTGGGACTAATATCTAAGTTTGCAAACCTATTTGTCAGATGAGTTTCAAGTGCTAACTTATGTATTAGTTCATCATCATCGAAGGATTCATAATCAGGGGTTGTATCTTCATATCTGAACTTCCAATGCTCAGCCAAAGCAAAACCATCTTCCCCTGCGAGTGAATACCCAGCATCCGCTAGCCTCGCTCCTCGGCTTGTTATTTCTAGAAAGGTGTAGTTATTGCTGGGAACTATCGGCCTGGGGCTAGTCAGAATCGTTGAACCGTGAAGAGTTCGAGCGCCGTATAAATAAGACCGCATGTGAGTCCCGTTTTCACTATATGAACGGAAAGCAAACCCCTGAGCCGCGTGGTCCTCGCCGCCAATATCAAGGATATAACGATTGTTTAACTCATTGATATCATCAAAATAGTCTTGGTCAAGTTCGCTTGTTAACTTATCATTATAGACAGGGAAGTCATTGGTTATTAACGCGACAGTGACATCAGCAATTCCAAAAATGGTATCAATTGTCGGAGCTGGAACATTGACCCATGAGGTGCCGTTCCAAGATAAATATGAATCAGGATCGATAGCGCCTGGGTTACCGGCAGTTGCTGGAATATCAACATCTCCCAGGTCCCCGATGGAGTTTTGACTGAGGTCAGCAGCTATAACGCTGTCTGGTGTCCATCTTGTGCCATCCCATACAAGAGTCTCACCCGCTACAGGATTTTTCTCGTCTACATCTCCTAATGCACGTAATACACCGTTTTCTAATAACTTATTAATGAAATCCTCCATTGTTCCCCAGCAAGGGACATGGGTTCTCGCGGGCTCGTCAGGAATAGTTATTTCTGACGCGCCCTCATTTGGAACCGCAGCATAATGCAAACTCGGCATATGGTAGGGGTAATCGAACAAATCACAAGTATTGTATACGTTCTTGAGGATAATATTTTTTGCACGGATATATGCTGAAGCGTCTTTCGCTGCCATGAAATAAGTAATTCGCTCATCGGCAAACTCGCCATGAGCAGTTTCAGGGGAGCCGAGGCAGCCCGGCTGAGTCATGTCATCATCTGCATATGCTATGTACGTTCCAGTTGACCTCGCCTGCGCTATATAGGAATGATCATTAATTGTTTGATAAGCATTTGAAAAGTAAATCTGCTCAGCCTGGTCGAATCTGATCGATGGACTGTCGGCCTGGTAGTAGGTACTTACATCTGAGAATAATTCTAAGGTATATGAACTCCCAGCCCCCGGTATCCCTGGAGACCAACTACTACCTGTCCATACCAACGCA